CACCATGATATGCAGCATAGAAACCAGACATGTTTGCTAGTAATGCTTGTGCTGTGCATATGTTAGATGTTGCCTTATCCCTTCTTATATGCTGCTCTCTTGTCTGTAGTGCTAGTCTTAGTGCTTTATTACCTTGACTGTCTATTGATTGACCTACAATTCTACCAGGTATTTTTCTTTTATACTTATCAGTTACAGCAAAGAACGCAGCATGTGGCCCACCAAATCCCATTGGTATACCAAACCTTTGCATACTACCAACTGCAATATCAAATCCCATCTCTCCTACAGGTTTCATCAACACCTGACACATAGGATCTACAACTGCAATCTTCATACATTTATAAATTTCTGCACATCTTAGTAATCCATCATATTGATTTAATTTACCATGATTATCTGGCATTTGCACAAGAACTCCAAATGCTTTTTCAACATCTTCTAATGGAACAGTTCCGTTTAAATCAAGTTCTAATATTTTGATTCCTAATGGGTGAGCTCTAGTTTCTAATACTGCTAATGTTTGAGGAAACACTTTCTTATCAACAAGAAATACATCTTTCTTAGAAGCACTATGAGCAAGTAGCATTGCCTCTGCTGCTGCAGTTCCTTCATCTAATAAAGATGCATTCGCAACTGGTAATCCAGTGAGTTCAGTAATCAGTGTTTGATAATTAAATAATGCTTCTAATCTACCCTGTGATATCTCTGCCTGATATGGTGTATATGATGTATACCATGCAGGATTCTCAAATACATTTCTCTGTATTACTGGTGGTGTTATTGTGCCATAATATCCCTGACCAATCAATGATCTTTTAACTTTATTTCTTCCTGCCAATTCTTTTAATTCTGTAAGTGCTTCATGTTCACTGCAACCATCAGGTAATTTATTATCACCCCTTAGAAGTATAGAGTCAGGAACAATCTGCCTAACAAGTTCATCTATACTAGAAAGACCCAAATCATTTAACATTTGAGTCTGTTCTGCCTCTGATGGGCCTATGTGTCTAGAAACAAATTCTGTCATGAAAGTAATTGAATTTTTTTATCGATGTAGGCTTTTGCCTTTTTAAGATCTGTCAACTCGTCATCTTTGTGACCAGCACGACATACATATTTAATCACGTTGCCAGAGAAGTAATCTAAGTCTTGATCGGATATAAAATCCCATACTTCTATGTTACCACGTTGATAATGTTTTGGTGAAATTTTGTTCATCGTATAATTTGAATGTGTTCATCTTGAGACCAAAGTTCAACTTTGTCTCTAAATCTACCATCTCTTTTCAGAGTTTCATATCTCTTAGTTGCCTTACGTTTCCACCAAGAGATAATATTATCTAGGTGAAATTTATCCCAGTTCTGACCGTGAACTAATTTATCTTGATCTCCACGAATAACTTCGCGAACATTACCATATCCATAATCAGAGATATAAAATCTTTTCTTTTGTGTAAGACCAAATGCCATTTCAATTACATTATTAAATTGTTGTAGTTTATTCTCATCTTTCAAAGACTTCTTAATACTAGCAATCATTTTAGTTTGCCTCTTCATCTTTTTAGATGATGCTTTATTATCTGTCAAAGGTGTATTGTTATTAAGCAAAGTAAAACGATCATGTAGTTTATGAAAAACTCTATCATGTAATAAAGGTAGAAACTTACTCTCTGTTAATCCTTTGTATCTAAAGAATGGTTTTAATCCATCATACTGTGATGCTGATGTAGTAGAGCCATAAAGAGATGTGGTTTCAAATAGTGCAATATCTTTTTCAAATACTTTATTAAGTGTCTCTCTTGCAAAGTGTGATATACAAAGAAGTGCAAGTAACTTACCACCAAGATAATTATATCCAAAAGGTTGTGATGGAACAATCACAAATCCCATAGCAGTATGACGATTCAATAAAGAAAGGTTTGCTGGTTGACCTAACCATACGTTTCTTGGTTTTGAGTTGATTGTTGGAGAACCAAAACGTATAAACCCTATAAGTTTTTGTGTTCTCTTTTCATATACCATCCAACGTAATTCTCTACCAGGTATATTAGTTTCATTATTATGAGATGAAACTGCAGATAGTAGATTCTTATAGTGATCTTGTGGTAGTGAATTTTCAAAACGATCTCCTATGAATTTAATATCAAACTCCATCTCTTCTGGAGATATGTCTTCATTAAAAAATTCATCCTCCATTGACACAAGAGGATTTGCTCTAGGAACAAGTTCTTTTTTTACAAAACGCAGATAGTCTTCTATTGAAGTAAAGTTGCCAAAGTAATTAATAAATTCATCAGCAGCCCATGTAGCATCTGCTTCACTAATAATCATTCTATAATAGTCATTCCATAATCATTTGGAGTTGGAACAGGCATGTAGTATCCATCCTGTCTCTGTCTTCTTACTGGTTCTTGCATAATGTCAATAGTTTCTTCAAACCATCTGTCTAAGGATCTTGCCATTTGTCTGTATCCAGATCCAACATAGAATTGGCCTGATACTACAGTCACAGTGGCAGCACCCCAGAACCAATAATAGAATCTTGATTTCATTTGTGCTCTAATCTTTTCACGTTTTCTCATAAATTTGTTAGTCATCATGTTCATCCCAAGGATCTACTAAATCCTTATTAGCGAAAAATCCTTTGTATACTCCATAACCTGCTAATACGATAGTAATAACTGCTATTGATATACCAAAGGTGTAATCTGGATTAAAGGTTAAGTGTGGTATGAGAGTCTCATTACACTTAGCAATTTTATCTGGATCACTCCAAGTGCCAGGTAAAGTGTATATTGGTGGGCAAGCCGAAAAAATCATTTTAAATTCTCCATAAGAATAAGAACAAGTATAACTCCATATCCTATACCTGATAATAGCACAAGAATGCCAATTAATCCAAATATATTCATTTGAATTGACATTCAACCATAATTTCAGTTAGTGCTGCTAATAGATTTATCTCTTGATCGGCTACGAATGCTATTTGATATTGGTATTTCGCAATAATTAAAACAGCAGCAGGTATACTATTAGGAACTAGAGTTTCATATAGGTTGTCATACAAACGACGAAGTAAAACAGAACTATCATTATCTAAATTAGCAACAACCCATTTACGAACATCTGCAAAGTTCTTTTGTTTCAAATTCTTAATTAAATCATTTACAGCAACATCAGAAAACGTTGCAAGAATACCAGAATCAATCTTACCACCAACTGAATATCTTTGACATTCATTTAGAACTCTTCTCCAATCAGGAAAGTGTTTATTAATAATCTCTGCTAAAACTGGAGCATCAGATGGTATCCTTTCTAAGTCTAATATCTCTTTCAATCTCTTAAAAAATAATCCTGCTATCTTTACTTTTTCTTTACCCTTAACAGAAAACTCAATAACACTGCAGCGTGAATGTAGCGGTTCAATAATTTTGTTCTTGTAGTTGCAAGTGAAGATAAATCTACAGTTGGAAGAGAACTCCTCAATACTCGCTCTGAGAAGGAGCTGTACATCGGAAGTGGTATTGTCTGCTTCGTCAATGATGATGACTTTATGTTTCGAGTCACTCGTAAGAGAGACTGTAGATGCGAAGTTCTTCGCGTTGTTCCGAACAGTGTCGAGAAACCTGCCTTCATCCGATCCATTAATAACATAGTAGTCAACTCCTAGTTGTTTGCATAATGCTTTTGCCACCGTGGTCTTACCAATACCTGGTGGGCCCGATAGCAACATATTTGGTATCTCACCCTGATCTACAAAGTCTTGAAATGTTTTCTTGATATGATCAGGGAGTATACACTCATCAATTGTTTGGGGTCTGTATTTTTCAACCCATATAAAGTCACTCATTAATTAGTAATGTTGTATTCAATTTCTATGACCTTGCTTATTCTACCAGTAGAATTTGCTCTAGTCAATCTAGTCATACTACCACCTAGTTGTTTTGTAATACCCTCAAGTTCATTTAGAAGTTCATCTTCTAATGCTTCTATAGGGTCATGATGTCTATCTACTTTCATAGCCAATTTGGTTTTCTGGATGGGTCACGAAGATAATTAGATGCAGCCCAAGGTTTGCTGCTAATGTAATTCTTGTAAGCAGTAATAGTGTCAATGCTTGTGTCATATTTAAACTCATCAGGCATAGCTCGTGCGAAAGGTGTAGTCTCTCCGTGTGATGGAGGAAATATTTTGGCAGCATGTTCTAGTGTATGCTGACAACTATGTATTTTACCATACCTATGCGTATATTCATAGCATAACGCAAGACCGTGTGATATCAACCATCTATAATTTTCTTGTGCCCAGATGGTGCAAGGATGACCTCTGAACGCACCTTTATCTGTTTTGTATGATGTTCCATCTATCTTAGGTAATTCACCAAAACCATGACCCCATTTCTCTGATGCAACAATAGCAAGCATTTGACAAGACTCAAGTGGCATTTTGACAATGTGTTTGTCAGGTAATGATTGAGCAGACTTTACAGGATCAGGATCAGTTACAAAGATGTTCATTCAGATGCTCTCCATTCTTTTCTCATTATAACATACTTTTCATCATATGCTGCTTTATCTCTCATTCTTTTAAAAACATTTGCAGAACGCGACTTTTCACAGTGTAGTGCGGTTGGCGACTGCGGTGATACGGAACCATCTCTAGCGTATTTCTTTCCACTAGGATGATTTGCATACCTACGGGAGCGAGTAAATCCCATCTCAAGAAACTTCCTCGCCATATCCATTCCAATAAAATCCCGTTGCTCCTTATAGTCACAAAACATGGAGTAGATTTTATCAGCAGATTTGCGAGCAACAGATTCATTTACAAATCTCCAATGAGCACATATATCGTTAGTGTAAGGCCGTACCAATAGCACTCCTTGTTCCCCCCTTCCAATGCGATAAAGTTTGCGATTTCCCTCAACTTTAAAATTAATAGTTTTGTAATCGAGTTCATAATCAAATTCTTTCATGTTCTTGAGATATAAGATGAGTTGCCTTAAAGGCCTCCTTCATATATTCTACCGCTTTATAAGGAGTGCACTTTTCATTACAAGTAAAGATGTCACACTTTGCAACATTATTCTCAGGCCAAGTATGAATACTAATATGACTATCAGCTAACAAAGCAAAACCAGTTACACCTTGAGGTGTGAACTGGTGAAAATCTATCTTTAAAATTTTAGAGTTTGATAATATCGCAGAATGAAATAAACTATTACGAACATGTCTTGCATCATCTAAAAGATCTGCATCACACCCTTCTAAATCAAAAAGTATATGTTTCACTTCTTCTCCTGTTCTTTCATATACTCTTCTCTACCATCTTTAGTAAAGACTTTCTTTTCATAATCAAAGTAAGGATGAGGCTCAGCACTTACAACAGGATCTTTTGTTCTATTTTTAATCACAATAAATCTGTCTGCAGCAAATGTTCCTGCTAGTTGAACCTCTATTTCATCACTATCCTTCCAGTTAATACTACCATCCTTTTTGGTATGTAGCATTGCTTCTTGAATTTTGTCAATCAGTTCTTGTGTGAGTTTCATTCTTCTATTTCAAAAAACCATTTTATATGTTTGATGTAATCAAACGTGCTACCTATATCTTTATCACAATTTGTATCATACTTTCGATCACATAAAAAGTTTCTTAACTTTTCTACTGATTCAAAAGTTCCTTGATGTCTTTCTTGATCATCATATAAATGATACTTCATTTTCTTTTTCTCCCCTTCCTCTTCTTCTTTTTAAATACTCCTAATTGAGTAAAAATATAAAGAGAAAGTATTACCCAGAAAACAATTTCCAATCCTACATTATTCATGATCATACCTCGTTAAATCACATTCAACTAAAGTTTCACCTTTACCATTTTTTGATTTTGGAGGGCCTACTTTTTCTTGTAATACTTTAAGTTCTTTTGCACCCTTTCCTTGATCATATGGGATTGGTGCATTGTGTAAACAAACACGAATCATTTGCATTTCTTCTGGAGTGAAAAAGATTTCTTTTTGCATTACTCAAAGGTTGAATCAGGTTCTAATGCTATGTAATATTTTAGATTATAATTTTGACAGGTGAAACGTGATAGAAGTTTCTTAGATACCACGACATCATATGTGCCTGGTAATATCTTGATATTTTCTACCTTGAAATTAAATTCAAATGATTCATCAGTCTCTCCAACAGTGATAGCAAAATCATTTGATGTATCATTCTTCTTATCTCTAACTAAGATTTTTACAACACCATTCTTACCAACAACTGCTAAGTCTGGAAGTTGATAGATACCTGCTGCCTTAAGTAACTTATCTAGTTGATCTGTGCTTAAAGTAAAGCTAACATCTTCACTAGGTAAAGTAATCTCTTTCTCTGGAGGAGTGACAATAACTTTAGGATCAGCAAAGAAATACTTAGATCTCATTCTTCCTTCTTTGATGTATACGAATCCATCATTCTGGAAATCAAGTTCTGGTCGTTGATGTAGTGCAAGACCATTAAGGAATTGACCTAGATCATAGATACCAAAGTCTGCAGGTAGGTCTTCATCAATAGTTGCTTCAGCAAGTATATTCTTCATTACCGATATAGTTCTTAGTGAACTACCTTGCTTGAAAAGAATTGATTGATTGATGTTAGAAAAATTCTTTAATAATGTAAGAGTCTTTTCAGACAGTTTCATAGTTTTGTCTCTGAGTTTCATTTCACTTTGGTTGATAATGGGATATGTTTTATCCATATCCCCATACAATACTTCAGCTGCCAGTGAATATGCGTTAATCATATTCTATCAGGATTGTGGTGCTTCGTCAACTGGAAGTTCAAAATCAGCATCTACCTTGTCATATAGTTCAAGGAATGATTGTTTAGTTTCATCATCAAATCTATTGATACAAACTTGAATTGCTTTTGCTTTATCATTGAAGATAGAGTATGCACGAATGAT